CCGCCCTCTTGGGCGCATGGGAGTACTTTGGCAACAACGCTTACCGCCTGAGGCACCTCAGCGCTGAGGCTGTGGAGGTCTGTGTGGGACGAGCAGGCGTGCTGGGGTGGGACTACTCGACCACCGCAGTCATTCCCACCGAGGTTTGGAACGAGATCACTCACCACGCCTCCACGGGGCCTGTGACGCAGGCGTCCCACATCACGCTCACCTCGCGCGTCATCAAGAAGCACTGCGGGGGGAAGATGGCCTTCGCGCCTGACACCCCGGTGCTCATTGGTGGCGCCGCCGCCCATTACACTGTCGCCACGCGCATCCTGGTCACTCAGGCTAGGGAGCGCGACCCCGAGCTCGGGCCCGACGGTCTCCCCGCCTACGCATCCTGCTGGACGAGACTGGTTGCCGAGCCCGTGAGGAGGTCAAGAGCCTGGGTGAGCGTCCGAGGCATCGCTCTCGTCCTGCTGTTCGTCTTTACGAGCGCCGTGGTCTACATCGCGGTGCAGTTGGCGATCGGCATCCAGGGAAGGGTTGACGACGCAGTGCACGGCGGCGCCCTCGGGGCGACCCAACCCGGGCATCACGAGAGTGTGGCACTCGTGGTGTTCGCCACTCTGGCCGTGGGCATTTGCATCTTCCTCGGGTGCGTCCCCGCCAAGCCAGACTCCATGGCATCCGCTCGCGCGGCATTCCGGAACTCCATCATCCGCGGAGAGCCCCTCGCTTTCGAGGCCTTCGCCGAATTACCTCCGGTCAACATTAGCACGCGCGAGTCAAAGCTCGAGTCGATTGACACAACCTACCCCGTCGGGATCATTTCCGAGGGCGCCTCCCTGACCAGGAGAGAGCGCGGGGGGGAGCCCAAACATCATTACGTGAGCGCGGTGGGCGCCGTGTTCACGGGCTTCTTTTGGAGATCCTACTCCAACTCTGCTGTCAACGTCGAGGTCGCGCTCGCCAAGCGCGCCGTGCCGCAACTGGACATTGAGTCGGGGGCCCATGCAAGACTCATCCAGTACTGGCACGCTTTCCTTGCCGACCAGCCCCACCTTCAGCACTGGGCAATCCGCCCCGCAGACGTCATGACCGAGTCGGAGACTGAAAAGTTCTTCGAGTCCTGGTACGCCCAGTTGACACCTCTTCAGAGGAACCGGATCGTGATGGCGCGCCGCGAGTACCCAGTGCAACTCCTCGACGCCGTCGAGGGGTCCACGCCCTTCGTCAAGAACGAGCTCTCGCAGCTCGTCTATGCCGGTGGTGAGATTGTGGCGAAAGCCCCTCGCATCATCGTGCCCTCCCCCGCGGAGAACCAGATCGACGACAAGACGTACATCGCGCTCGCCTACGCAAACCTCGTTAAGAAGAAGATCGAGGAGGATGGCGGGCACGGGCGCGTCGCGTGGATGCACGGCGAGATCTCACGACCCGCCGGGCAATGGCTGGAGGAGCAGTGGCCCTACTTTGACGTTCCACTTTTACTCGAGGGGGACTGCGTGACCCTTGACGCTCACGTGAACGGCCTCCTCTACGAGGAGGAAGTCCTCGAGATGCGCAAACTCGACCCCGGGTACATGGCAAACGCTTGCCCCCCAAGCGTGCCCTGGGAGTTCTGGGACGTCACCTTCAAATTCGCCGGTCCCGACGGCGAAGTGCGCTGCAAAGCCACAATCTGCCGGCGCTCGGGTGAGCACGGCACTACCCCTCTCAACAACCGTCAGGTCATGCGGGCCATGACGGTCACTTTTCACGCGTCCGGCTGCGCGAACTTCTCGATCATGATCAACGGCGACGACTTTACCGCCATCGTGGAGAGGTCCCAGTTTCCGGGGGTGGACGAGGTCTGCCGCAAGGCCAAGTCGTTCGGCTTTCCCATTAAGTTGCGGGAGGTCCCCGACCTGTACGATCTCGATTTCTGCCAGAGGTGGCCCGCACCCTTCCTCGACCAGGACGGCCGACGCCGCCTGGTTTTCATCCCAAAGGCCGGCCGCCAGCTGGCCCGAAGCGGGTGGAACGCGAACCACGACGTGGTCAACATGCAAGGCGTGGGCAAGGGGATGCTCGCGGACGCTGGGTTTGGCTACGTCACGCGGAGGCTCGGCAAACTTTACGCCGAGAAGGGCTCCCACAAGGGCTACACGCCCGTCTCGATGCAATTTTGGGACAAAGTGGACGCCGTGTTCACCCCCACAGATGAGACAATGGCCTGGTTTTGTCTGAGGTACGGCGTGGACGACGGCCAGGTGGCGCGCATGGAAGCCGCGCTTGACCGCGTCCAACAAATCCCGGCAGTCCTGTCGGGTGCACTCTTTCGCCCGCTCTTTGACAGGGATCTCTGAGCTGAGTGTTTTCCTTTTCTGTAACTGACTTTTGTACCTGCCGTTCGCTTCAAACTTGGAGGAACACATACGTTAAACGATGAGCAGCAACGCAAACAGGAACAGAGTGCGGAGGGGGGCCTCCGCGGTGCGGAAGGTGGGGGCGCAGACCGCCCGGGACACGCAGGAGGTGTTCCGGAAGGTCAACGCCCTCGAGGCGAAGATTGGCAATGTGCTGCGCCGCTCCGAGGAGTTGAGCAGGGCCCCGATGGAGGGGGCCGGCCGCGCCATTGGTCGGAAGCTTGGCCATGAAGGGCTGGGGCGTCGCATCGGCGCCTCGGTCGGCAAGTTTCTGGGCACTGGGGACTACGAGGTTCACATGAACTCTCTCATTCCCAGGTCAGGCGGGGGGCCGACCGTCGTTCGCGACGGTGCGGCATTCGAACCGGTGGTCCGCAACCGCGGAAAGAGCGTGGTCGTCACCAACCGCGAATTTCTCACCGACATCGTCTCCCCATCCTCCGCCTTCTTCAACCAGTCATTCCGCATCAACCCGGCAGATCTCGTGACTTTTCCCTGGCTCAACACCATGGCCGCGCACTACGAGCAGTGGCGGCCGATTGGCATGATCTTTGAGTACCGGCCCACCTCGAGCGCCTACAACGGCACGTCCCAGGAGCTCGGTGTTGTGGTCATGGCGACCGACTACGACGCCTCCGACCCGGCCTACTCGAGCAAACGCGAGATGGAGAACTCCGCTTATGCGAACTCCGCCCCCCCCCACAAGCACCTGATTCACGGGATCGAGTGCGACCCCCGCCAGCGCGCCGTGGATTACTTTTACACCGCGGCAATCGCATCGACCGCCTCGGCGGACGCGCGTCAGCAGACCCTCGGCAACTTTCAGATTGCCACTTCCGGGGTCGGCGGGACCGACGTCATGCTCGGCGAGCTCTGGGTCTCCTACGAGGTGGAGTTCATTAAGACCCAGATCCCCAACGCGCTTCCACGCGCCGACTTTTGGTACGGAACGACGAGTCCGTTTTCCATGGGGACGAGCCTCCCTCTCATGGGTGGCACGGCCGCCAGCTCCACGTACTCCTTCCCACCCGCACTTTCCAGCGGGAAGTTCTTCGTCCTCTGGATCGCGTCAGGAGGGACCCCCTCCTTGGTCGCGCCAACCTACACCAACTGCCAAGCCAACTCTGCGCTGTCCGGTCTGGCTCCCACATGGATCAGCACCGGCTCTGTCTCGTGCCTCTTCGTTTACGTTGAGATCACCGCACGGGACGCCACCATCCTCTTTAACGGCGTGAAGGGCGCGGCAAACAACTGGTGCAACATCATTTCCATGGCGAATGACAACTCGCTTGTACCTACCTGAGCAATGTGCCTGAGTATTTGTGTGCGGGAATCAGAAAATCAGCAAGCCATAGCGGCCCTCCTTACAGGCAGGAGTGAAAACATCTAAAGACCTGAGCAAGCCATAGCGGCCTCCTTCTTGCCGGCGAAGGATGAAAACATCAACACCGGCGCCCGCGTTCACGCGGAGTGGTCCTAGGGGACTCGTTGCTGATTAGCCTCAGTCAGTGATGTAAGGTCGAGGCGGGGCTGGGAAGCCAGATGCAG